AGCCCCTGGGTGACAACTCAGCAGAATGCTGTACGTACTGTGTCGGTCAAGGTTGAGACTAACGATGCAACCACCACTTACCTTGTAGAACAAGAACTTGGTTGTGCCAAACCCACCAGCAACTCTTTGCCAGATGTAGTCAGCAGGGTTGGTGGACTCAATATCACTATTGTTGTTCCTGACGCCGTAGTACTGACGGTTGGTCGGTGAGTTGCTGAAGTTCAGTGAGCCATCAGCACTGTCTGCGTATCTGACAGACAGGTACTTGTACAGGTAGGCAATGGTTTGACCAGTAGGACCTGTAATGAGGCCTGTATTTGGGTCAGCACTCAGGTTTGCACCAAAGTTGCCAACAAATAGTTAATTGCATCCGACAACTCAATGTTGGATGGGCTGGAGTCTAGTGCGAATGGCATTAGAAAGCATCCTCAACAAGGGTTGCTTGCCAATTCAATGCAGTTAAATTCCAAGTATTGGTTGCATCGTTAGTTTCAACCTTAACCGACACAGTGCGTACAGCATTCTGCTGAGTTGTCACCCAAGGGCTGTTTGTATCGATCTCAGTTGTTCCTGTCTGGCCATACGTAGGAGCTTGAGCAGTTGAGTTAGCACCACCAACAGCAATGTTGATAGCACCAGTACCAGAAATCTCAGGCAGCAATCTGTGTGTGTAGACCTTGGAACTGTACGGAATTGGCCCCTTGTCTGACTGCAAAACAATGTTGTTGCGCTCAAACAGCGCTGGAATCGGTGCTGAGTTGATGAACGAGTTACCAATGTTGGTCTGAATCAGCCTTTGGTTAGTTACACCACCACGGGCATAGGTCACCACACGGGAGGCCTTTTTGAACGTACCAGAGATGAATTGAGGTCCTTCAGCACCCATACAAGCGCCAGCAATGTCTTTAGGAGCATTCCATACTTGGATGTCATAACGGTACGACAACATCTTGTTGCAGTAACCAGTAGAAGTCAGATCGGGATAGTAAATCTCAATCTGATTCTTTTGGGTGTTGTTGACCATGAAGATGCGGTCAGAGTAAACCGTACTCAGGTTACTGTAGAAGTAGTTCTTGACCTTCTGGTTACCCAAGGATTGGAAGCTTGCACCATCAAACACCCAGATGTCTCGGGCATCTACACCGTAAACACTTGAATCGGCATTTGACCAGCAGTTGTTGTTGATCAGACCACGACCTTGGTTGAACAGGCGAACACCGAACACTGGTGCTGTGGAGTTCTGATAGTTGATTGGGGAAAAGACTACAGTGTCCCAATAGGAGCATGCGTAGAAAGCACCACCAAAAACAAACCCGTCAACCAATGGACCACGAACAGGAACTTCTTGCTCGTTAGCCACGTTAGACAAAGTTGGCTCCCAGGTTTCAGGATAGCCTGTCAAACCAAAAGCTTGTGACCAACGAACAGTTGTTGGGTAGTTATTGACCACACCACCAATGATTTTGGTAATGTTGCCAGCAATCAGGATGTTGCCTACGTTTGGAGAGCAGAAGTTTCTGACAAACTCAGCAGTTGTCTTGGTGACACCTGTCTCGTAATTCCAGCTTAAATCCGTAGAAACCGTGATTTCATTGGATGTTGGCAAGAAATACATTGGGTTTGACAATGTATCGTTGATGAAGAAAATGCCACCAACAACAGACACCGTGATGTTGAGATCAGCAGTGTAGCCAGCCAAGAAAACGCTTGGGTTAGCACCAACACCTGGGGTAATGTTACTGATACCCGCAGAGGTAATCATGTACCAACGACCGTGATTGGACGCATTTCTAGTGGCAACAATGTAAACCCACTGGGTTTCCGAACGATACCCACCTTCCATGAAGATAGGCTCGTTAGGAATAGCACTCAGAATCTCTTCTTCACCAAAGATCTTTTTGATACCACGAACATTGGCCTCAACATTACGCCCGTTGTTATATTCATTTGGACCAAGAGCGTTACTCGGAACATCTGGAGTAAACGACATATTGGTAAATGGAGTGCGTAATCGTTGATAGTCGGCCATGTCATGTCACCATGTTTGTCATTTGCTCTAGATTCCTGACCAATCTGGCATCAGTTGGGTTGAATTCTAAGGCTTTTCTGCATAAATCCATTGCTTCTTCCTTGAGTCCAAGGTTCCAAGCACCTAGGGAAGCTAGGTCGTATGGCTTCTCAGTCCACACAGATGGGTCCATCGTATATACAGCCTGTTTGTCAACAATCTGTAAGGCTTGTTTAGCAGCCGAATAGCACTCTGTCCACAGGCTTCTGCGGTAACAGAACATGGCTAAATCAACCCAAGGCTCACGGGTGTTGGGAGCTTCAGCACAGGCCAATCTAAGCCACTTCTGGGCTTTCCAGCCATCACCTAGTTCCTCGTATGACTTGCCAAGCAGTCTCATGGCATAACAACGCTCGTTCTCCCAAGTGGCAGTTGGCATAGCCAAGTACTTGTTCAGAGCCTCTACAGCTTCTTGCCAACGGTCATAGAACGTCAGTTCACGGGCATGGTAGAAGGCATTACGAGGGCAGTATGGGTCTTCCTTGACGGCCAACTCTAGTAAGGGCATGTACTGTCCACGGGACTTTGTTGGGTCAGGGTGGTGGCTTACCAAGAGCATGTCCGAATGGGCATAGACCTCAGTAGTTCTGCCATCAGGTCGAGGATACTCATGAACTGGGTGATGCCAGTGGTAGCCATGACGGTGGTGGATCTTCTCGTAAAAGAAAGAAATCCCACATCCCCAATCAAACTTGTACCGCAAACGAGTGGTTTGTTCTGTCCAAACCCTCTCTATTTCCTCACGCCATCCCGGTTCAAGGATCTCATCAAGGTCAAGAGAGATGCAAACGTCATAGTCACCAGGGATCAAAGCTAAAGCAGCGTCCCTTGCCTTGTCAAAACGCCAAGGTTTTATGCAAATGTCATAGACCTTAGCGCCACATTCCAATGCTTTTTCAACAGTTTTATCTGTCGAACCAGTATCTGCAATCAGTATCAAATCAGCATCTTTAGCTGAATCGCAAAAACGCTGAACAAATTGTTCCTCGTTCTTGCTGATAGCGTTCACGGCAATTTTCATGCTATACCTTTCAATTACGGCTGTTCAGGCCATTCAATGGTCCAAGGGAATCCTGGTTGTGTTGTTATATCACGCAGTGCTTGACGATGCGTAGCCCAAGCAGCTTTGTCAGCAGTGCTGTCAGCCAACTGGGTCCAATCGCAATCCTTGAGCTTCTCAGTACGGCTTTGACGTACAGACGTAGCCTGTTCAGCGTCCTTCATTGCTTTGTACTCAGCCTCTTGTTCAGCATCAGTGCGCTTAATCATTACCCATTGAGCTTCATACCCAAGCGTAATTGCGTTACCTGCTGCACCCGTACCCGTGTAAGACCCACACGAAATCACATTGTCTGTACCAGTTAGGCCAAAGCCTCCTGCGTTGTGGGCAAAGAGGTAGGCAACGTAAGTGTTGCCACCACCATTTACTGCGCCCCAATCACCAACTGTAAAAACTGTGCTTGTTGGTGTTGTGTTATTCCAAAATGATTGAGTCCCAGCCGCACTTGTGCTGTTTAAAGTTAAATATTTTGTATTGCCAATTCATGTGTGGTAAACAACCCAATCTCTAGTTGCATTTGTTTGTTTAACCATAATGCATCCCGGTACTGAGCCAAGGTTGTGTGGTATTTCACGACCAACAACATCATTTCCTGTCCAAGTCACAACATCAAAGAACTTTGGTTGCTTGCGGAATGTCCATGAGACAAATGTATCACCAGACGCATTACCAGACGCATCTGTTCCTATAGAAAATCCTGTAGTATTATAAGCAGTTACTAAATTTGTAGCAGTATCTTGAGCAGAAGTATATTCAGGGTAAATAACTTTTGTAATTCCTCTTGCTGAATCAACTATGCTGTGATTCCTTGCAGTGCTTCTGCATTTTAACCAAGTCATTCCACCTTTTGTAGACAAATCAATATTATTGGTTATTGTGTTTGTAGAACCATTGCCTGTGTAAAGCCACGTTTGGAACACTTCCTCAATATAGATTGGAATAAGGGCAGACGTGCCGTAGAAGTTCTGCACAGACAAAGCACCGCTACTAGGGACAGCGCCGTACGTGCCTGTCGTACCCGCAGGAACTAAACCACCACCAGCGTAGTATTCGTTTATACCGATTGGATTAGAGCCACCAAACTCAGTTTGGATGTCGGAGAAGGTCAGTGGGCCAGATGATGGGATTGTCATTACTCGCCTTTCAATGCTTTAACTTCTGCACGAAGTTCGTTGATGGCTTCAATCAACAGGGGAACCAACTTGTCGTACTGAACTGTTTTGTAGTTCTCGCCTGACTTGCTGTTGCCGTTCTCATCCAAGTCAAATGGTGCGGCTTTGACGATCTGTGGCAACACTGCTTCAACTTCTTGAGCAATCACACCAACTTGAACTTCATCGCTGTC